TTAAAATATCAAGATAAGTTTCCGAACCTGAATATTCTGCAAGTGATAAGTTTGGATAAAGGGCTTCTCCTACCACATTGTAAGGACTTCTAGCAGTATCTCTAACATTCCAATCCGCAGTTGAATCTGAGCGTTTAATCATTACATACCTAGGTCTAAACCCAGTAAACACAAATGGACCATCACTAGAACCATTACCTGTGTATGAGCCAAATGCAGAGTATCCAGCGACTTGTGCAAAAGCATACATTACATAAGTGCCACCGCTTGCATTGGTGTAACCTGATGTTCCAAGCGTAACTAAGGTAGAAGTAGGATATGTGCTGTTTAAATAAACATTTGAACTAAATATTGCATCGCTTGAATTTAAGTCCATCTTTGCTGTAGCAGAGTTATATCCTGTATGCCAAACAAACCAGCCTACAACATCATTCCTTCTTTTAACAATAATCATAGAAGGAGCAACACCAAGTCCATGTCCAACAGTTGCTCCAGCAGTAGCATTTCCTGTATAAGTAACAATACTAAATCCAGCACTTGTATTAGCACTTACTGTAGATGTAATAGAACCTGCTGTGTTAGATACTCCTGAATCACTTGCTTTCCATTGCCATGCAACATAAGTCTTAGCACTTCCATTATAAGAAGCATTGCTTGTTAAAACATTAAATCCAGTTGAAGCAAAGCTAAACAATGTAGAACTATCGCTATCTGCTACTGTGTCATCTGTTCTAAGTCTAAGACCTGTTCTAAGAACATCCATTAAGTTATGTTGATTAGCGGCACTTCTTTCTTTAATCCACACAAAATTAGGTTGGAAAGAACCAGCGTTTGAAATTAACTGTGAAGAACCATTACCAGTATAAGTAGTAGCATCAAAATATTCATTAGCCAATGTAGCCGCAGTAGCACCAATCGTAGGAGTAGGTAAGTTAAATGTGTTTAGTCTATTAAAACCTGTTGGTGGAGTGTAGGCGAATGGTCTTTGACCGAAGTTAGTAAACCATCCATAGTTATCGCCTGTGTTTCCATACATAGAAACTTGTGGAACGATTGGTGAAGTTGGCAAAGTTGTAAATACATTACCTGTACCGCTTGCTGGCACACCGCTATTCATCCATGTGCCGTTTTTACCAACCCATAATTTTCCAGCATCAACATCAAAGGCAATCATAATGACATCGCCACTAGTAGCTGAAGATACTGTGCCAGTTGAATTATCGCCTTGCAAATTACCATTAGCTTGATAACTACGAGTAGTTGAACCACCATAAGCATCACTTAAAGTAGATGTTGTAGTAGTCATTACTCCAATCATATTGTTGCCAACAGAACCAGTAGAGCCAGTAAGTGTTCCTTCAAAGTACCATTTTCCACTAGAAACACCTAAAGTTGCACGACAAGTAGACCAAGGAGAACCAGTATGACCAACACCAGTTCTTCTAAGATTACCTTCTGTTGGTGGGTTATCATAAGTATCAACAGGACTTAACACACAGTAATTAGCCGTAGTAATGTTTGTCAGCGTAGGCACATCTGTCATGCTGTCATAAGTAGAGCCAGCAGTTAAGCTAATGTTGTTTACTGTCCAAGTATTGCTATTGCCTGAGAAGTCGTTACCTAGTGTACTTGTGCTAGAAGTATTAGTAAATGGTAAATAGAATCCATTAGTGCCGTAAGTTCCTGAGAACTTCTTAGGAATCCATACACCTGTTGTTGCGGATGTTTCACCGAATGATGATGGGGTTAGTTGCTGACCATCGATGAAGTTAAACTCTGTTAAGTATCCGTCAAGGTAATCACCAAAGTCTGCTCGACCAATATTGACTGTTGAATTCGTGTTTAAATTAGAGTCAAAGTTTTGTGCTGGATAATTAGCTGTACTAAAAGCTGTAACCTGAGAGCCGTTTACATATATCTTAATTCTATTAGTATTTGTTGCCTGAGTAGTGTCTACTGCAACAACAATGTGATACCAAGCGGCAGGGTCTCTAAATACTTGACTTGTAACTAAACGAAAGTTATAAGATGGTGCAGTATAGTCATAAAACTCTAAACTATTAGATGACCATGCGATATAGCTTTCTGGTCCTGTTCCTCTACCATAAATAGAATCACCAGCAAACTCACCTCGTTTAATCCAAAAGCTCGTTGTAAATATTCTTCTGCTTGTTGGTGTGCTAAAAGTTCTATTTAAGTAAGCAGAAGCACTAGACCGAAAGCGTAGGGAGTTGGTTAGGTTATAACCGCCACCTTGACCAGATGCACCAGCTAGTACGTTAGAGCCAATTACTGACATGGGTTTCCTTAGCTATAGTTAGCTGTAAATACACAATGGATAGAGCCTGTAGTACGAACTACATAGTCTATACGATCTACTGCAGAAGCTGCTGTACTGAGTGTAGGAGCTGTACCGCCAGCAAAGTCATACTGTGAGCCATACGCTAGAGTCCTAGAGCCTGTGCCATCCTGAGAAATAAAGATAGAACCAGACTGACCAGCAGTTAGGTTTGTGGGGTTTGCTAAAGTACGATTACCGCCAAGGGTAACTGAATAGTTATTTGCTAGTGCAAAGTCTGGAGTAATAGTAGAACCGTCAGTCAATGCAGAGATAGCACCACGCTGTGCAGCAGTATAGGACTGTGCTGTATTCGTGCCAGCTAATGTAAACGATGTATCAGGAACTGTTACAGTTCTATCTGCTGTTGGGGATGCTGTGAAGGTAGAAGCAAAGTTTGTTGATCCACCACTGATTTTAATTGCCATGATTATTCACCTTTAGGATATTTAGCTTTAACTGCTTGGCAGTCTGCAATGTATTTATTAATCTGTGCTTGGTCGCCTTTTACTACACCATCAATGTAATCGGTAATGCTTGGATATTCTGATGCTCTTTTAGCAATATAAGCATGAGAATCTACATAAGCCTGAACTGCAGATTTATCGTATGCGACTTCGTTACCATCGGTATCGTAAGCTACATCGCCACGAATGGTAACTACGGATGGGTTTAGAGCAAGAATAGCTTGATGATTTGTCATGCTGCTATCTCCAATAAAGTAATTGAAGACGGGGTATTACTACTTTGAACACTAACTTGATATGTCCCGCCATTATTTCTACAGAATTGAGTTTTATATGTTGTGGCACTAGTAGTTGCGGGGGTATCCCAATACACTAAACCAGCCGAAGGAAAATTATTTGATGTGCTACCAAAGCCAAGATAATTAGACCATGCTGTCAATGAAGAACCGTTTCTACAAAGATTTATTGCTAGTGCCAAACCTGAGTCTGAAAGATTATTCGTAAAATTTTGGGGATGAGAAACTAAAACAAGAATTTTATTAGAAGCAGATGTTGGTGTAATTGTTGCCGTTAATCCAGTATCTTGAAATGAACTAGAGGTTGTGGTTGTTTGAGTCGAATAGGTAGCATTAACCACTTGCAATACACTTCCTGATGGTAATGCGGCTTTAGCCACCGTACCAGTTAGTTTCGATGCAGCCACTGCTGCTATTTTAGCATCTGTAACAGCACTATTAGCAATATCATCAGTTGTTACTATACTATCAGGTAGTCCACCAGCAGATATGCCAGTGATTGTTCCACTTCCGTTAATTGTTATTGGCATTATAGTATTATCCAAGTAGAGCCAGAAGGAACAGTTACAGTAACTCCGTTAGCTACTGTAAGATCCCCTACTGACATTGCATTATAGTTTGTTGTAATAGTATAATTAGATGAGATAGTATTAGAGTTTTCCCATAATCCATTAGCAGTGGTGTTGCCAGTAGCAAGCGTAGCCCACGAAGCAGTACTACCATCGGTAGTTAAATACTTTCCTGAGTTACCTGTTTGACTTGGTAATGAGCTTACACTAGAAGTAGTAACGCTGGTGATTAAACCTTTAGCAGTTACTGTGATAACTGGAATATCAGTAGAGCTACCATAAGTATTAGCAGTTACACCAGAGTTATCTAAGGATATTGCAGGAGTTGAACCACCTGAAGAAGAGATAGGCGATGTTCCTGTTACTGAAGTTACACCAGAAGCAGGAAGTGCAGAAGAAGTCCAACTCGTTCCGTTACCAATGATAGCATAGTTATTGGTAGGAGTTAACCCAGCAATCGTTGCTAAGTCTGCGTCGTATGCTTGGACATTCGTACCAATAGCTAAACCTAAGTTAGTTCTAGCAGTGCTGAAATTTGTTAAGTCAGATAAGTTATTCGATTTAACTACAAACGATGAGCCAGAAGCGTAGGCATCAACCCACGCAGAGCCAGTATATACTTTCATTGACCCAGCTACAGAGTTGAAGTATAAAGCACCGCCTACTAAGGCATTACCATCATTATCTAATGTAGGATCACTGGTTTTGCTACCAAGATACCTGTCATCAAAGTTATCGTATGCTGTTAGGGTTTGATCTCTTGCTGTCTCAGCAGCAGTCTGAGCATTAGCAGCGTTAGTCGCTGAAGTAGCTGCATTGCTTGCAGAAGTACTTGCATTAGACGCAGACGTAGAAGCAGCAGTAGCTGAATTACTTGCGTTAGTTGCTGAAGTGCTTGCTGCGGAAGCTGAGTTACTAGCGTTGGTTGCTGAAGTAGACGCAGCAGATGCTGAGTTAGAAGCGTTTGTAGCGGATGTAGAAGCTGCACTTGCAGAACTTGCAGCAGCAGCTTGAGCAGTCTCTGCGTTAGTCTCTGCAGTCTCTGCGTTAGTCTCTGCAGTTTCTGCATTGGTCTCTGCTGTCTCAGCGTTAGTCTCTGCTAGTTGAGCAGCAACCTGTGCTGCCTCTGCAGCAGCTTGTGCAGCGATAGCAGCGTCTTTAGCAGC